AATTTCATATACTATACCTCCACATCTTCATCTTTCGGAAACTGAAAAATCACATTATTGACATATTCGATTTTCGACTTTTTATCATCTGTGATTGTGATAATTCCGTTCGTTTTTGTTATTTCAAGTAATTCCCTAAACTTTTCTGAAGGTTCTATATTTTGAAAAACAACTGGCATCCCTGTATAAGCACTTCTCAACATTTCCATTGCTTTCATGGCTTTTTCTTGTATAGAATATTTTGCAACTGATGACATATACAATTCTGTTGGAGGAGCAGTACAACCTATCGTTGCTACAATCCTGTTGTCTTTTGTAATTGAAAATACAAATTTCTTATACGGAATATCTTGCATTCCATCCTGGCTAATTACTCTCATTTTCTACCCCTCCGTCACAAAACTTGGTTCTTCTTTCGCTTCCACGTCTGCCACAACTTCAAATGGCTGTGAATTTTCGTTTTCTGCGATTTCTGCCCGCGAATTCTGATAAATCTCATCCATTTCGATAAACGCTTTATTTGCCATGGTGTCATAATTCTTCGGATATTTCCTCGTAGCATTATTTAGCATTTTTCTTACAATCATACTTTCTGGAGTGTCAAGCCACGAACTGCTAATAAACGGTTTTGCAGCTTCGCACGAAATCATATCATCAATGGTTTCGCATTTTCTCAAAGCATTCAATACCTCCGCTTTTTTCTCCTTGATCTGCTCTTTTTGTTTTTCTGTTGCCTTATATCTGTCAGCGCAAATCCCGAATGTAGCATTTATCATATTTTGTTTCACATGGGCAAGAAAATTCACTTTCACACTTTCCCTATTTGCCATAAGATATACAACTGTTCCATCTGTTAGTTTTACTGGATATACGACTCTCGCAGCCTTTTCAGATAGTCCTTTTTCTTCCCACTCAGGAGGTGTTATCTCAATACCTTTATGCTTTGGTGGAATATATGTATCTCCTTCTTTGACAACCCAATATGGATAAACTCTATCTACATCTTTTCCGTAGTTACTCAAAAGTGCGTCATATCCTGCGCCCTCAATTCCAAATTCTACCATTTGTTGCCAAATGTCTTTTCCATACTCATCTATACCAACTTTTACATTTCTTAACTGGAAATAACACTCTCTCGGATAAGCACTTGGGTTGAGTTTTAGACTTGCACAATGCTCAACGATTCCTCTTAAATTGCTTGTATCAAGACTTCCCATATTTACTTTCGGGTTTGTTCTTACAAGATTATAAATAGAAGTCATTGCTTCTAATGCGCATTTCTTAGAATAATCATCAAACTTTACACCACAAGAGTCATAATCTCTTTCTATAAGGTTTGTAATCGTATTTGACCATTCGCTAAGCCCTGTGGTAAATGCTTTTTTCTCCTGATCCACTTCTGTGTTATTTTTTTCTACCTGTGCATTCTCTGACATAATTTATTCCTCCTACAATAACCCTTTGTTCAATTCATCTAATCGAAACTTTATTCCCTCGGCTTTTCCTTTTGAAATAAGTGCTTCTTTTTCGATAATGCAGATGCTCGAATTGTCGAAATCTTTTTTATCAACTGCGATTGCAAATAACAATCCCTCTTTCTTCATGGATTCTCTCAATATTTCCATGTGAAGTCTTATGTATTCTTTTGTTTCTTCTGACATTTATTCCTCCACCTCTTCCGCTACTCTTAATTCCCCATCGTACTTGTAAACCGCACCATCTGATGTATCTACTTCCGTCACAACCGCCTTTGCCTTTCCGGCTTTTACAATATCTCCAAGTTTCGGAAGGAAGTTGCAAGCAAAAACATAGTCTTTTCCGATGGCTTCTCCATGCTTTAAGTATCGTGCTTTAATTGCGATCATTCTTTACACCGCCCTTACATTTTCTACATGGTATCTTCCAAAACCACTCGTTCTGCCACTTCCAATTCCAAGTCCAAATCCTGCAATATTGATGATATTGATAATCTGTTCCGCAGAATATACATTTTCCATATAAGAAATTGTGAATGTTGCGCTCCATCCAGTAAATCGATTTAGATGAACAAGCACTGGACTTCCTTTCTTTGGAGACATCAATTTCTCATCAATAAAATGCTCTGCAAATTTAATCGGAACTAAACCGCTTTTATCCACCATGTTCACGTTTGCATCAAATTTTGTCTTGTACTTGTCGATCTCGGCGCGAACTACAGCGTCTCCGAAAGATTTTTTCAACCCAAAATCAGTAATGCAAGGCGCATTTTCCTTTAATGCTTTTGCAAGACCTTTTTCTGAAAAATCGGTAGGTTTTCCGTTGTACCAGTGCATAGAGGTAATAATTTCTTCCCACGTATTAGGTTTTGCAGTGTCTTTTGCCTTATCCTTTCTCTTATCGATCAACTGCTTTGCATTGACATCATTCATTTTGTTAAGGACTAAATCACTATCCCCTACAATAGTTACTTCCATAAATTTATTTCCTAACGGCTTTAATTCAATTACATATTCATTTTTCATTTTTATAACCCTCCTGTATGTTTTTCCGTTTGACCGTCCAATTCGTTGCAATAGTCTGTTTTCTTATATGCTCTTCTATTCTTCGGTTTCGTAATCTTCAATATTCCGTCCTATTCATTCGTAAAGTTTGGTTTCGGTTACTATTGCAACCAACAAGACGGTCAAACTGTTATGGTTTCATATTCTGTCTTTTACTTTCATAGCCTATTATTCGTTATAATATGCTTTACTTTTATCTGCCAATGATAGGCATAGGTATTGACTTGAAAACATGCAATATAGTATGTTATTCTTTCATATAATTTGTTTAGATGATTTTTCCTGTTTTTTCGTTAGTTTTGTTTTTTATTGCCAGCAATCAAGCCAACAGCTATACCTACCATCTTCGCCTGCATAATTCACAGATAGAATGTCTTGTAGTGTAGTATCGTGTCGTGATCTTTATTGATATACCTTATGTTTCTTTGACAGTCTATCTGTCAACTACACAGGCGATAAGCAGATATTCAGTTTTTAAATACTTTCTATTGCTTCAAATACCTGTTCCAGTTCGGAAAGTGTATGGTATTTTCGCTTAAATGTTTCTAACTCATTCAATGCCTTTTTCAAAAGGATCTGATACTCGTTTTCTTGAACAAGAAATTGCTGTGTCGGCTGATATGTATTTTTCTCCGTAGTTATGTGAAAACATCGTACTGGCTGTTCTTCACTTGTTTTTGGAGTAAATACCAACATCCTCAGTACATTTCCAGCCTGTTGCAATCGGTATCGTTCTGCTGCCACGCTATCATCCCATTCAAAACACTTGTGAAGTTCGGATGTTTCATCTCTAGCCTTTTCAAGAATTTCTTGTGGTGTAACTTTTTTATCTCCGATTTCATCAGCGACTTTTTGAGCATCAGCCTTATAAATTCCTTTGATTCTCCATTCTGCTCTCATTTTCCACTCCTAATCAAACATTTCTAGCAAACTACAAGCTCCTTATCATTAGAAACAAACAATTTTATAACTTGGCAGTTCATATCTGGAAATCTACCATCGCTGACCGCTTCCGAATTATCTACGAAAAGAGGGCAACTAACTTCATATAATTCAGATAGTGCCTTGCAAATATACATTCCTGCCACGATAGATTCTCCATTACTCATATTGGTTCTTCCATCCCACTGACATTCACAAGTTTCTCTGATTCCAGAATTTATCTGAACTTCAAAAAGTTTAAACGTAACTCTTCCCCCAAACTTCTCGTTAATCACAGAAGAAATTCGATTCATTTTCTCTCTGATAAATTCTTCTGTTAAATCAATCATTTGTTCCTGTTCTGCAATCTTCTGTCCGACTTCCGCTTTTTCTTTTTCCAACTCTGCAATACGCTCTTTAACTTTTGAATTGTCCACAGATTTGATTTTCGCAATAATATCTGAGATTTCATCACGCAAAACAGCTTTTTTTGCTTCTAATTCTGTTTTTCCAACTGTTTCTTTGCTCATTTCTTCGATTTCATTTTCCAACATAAGAATCTGTTCGCTGATTTTTTTGTACTCTTCATTTTTTAACATATCGGCTACAGTCGGGATCGATTCAAGAATTTCTTTCTTTTCTTTTAATGTTTCTTCGAATTTTGCGATTTCTGCATTGACTGCTTCCAGTTCCTGTTGTTTATCATTAATGATTTTCTGATATTCTCGAATATTATCTGCTGCTTTCTGTCCTTTTTCTGTAATGGATTTCAGATTGTTTTCTCTGTTCTTTTCAAACTTTTCTTTATCTGAAATGTAGCGTTCTTCATATTCAGCCTTCGATTTTTTATATCTCTCTTCGTCATTTTTCTTTCTTTCCTCATAATCAGAAATACGCTTTTCTCGAACTTCTTTCGGAAGAGATTGACCGCAAGTCGGACAAATCAAATCGTCTTCTGCAAGTTCCGGCAATGGCGTATATTCTAGGAATGTCTTCATTTCTGGGAACACGCTTGCTTTTTCGCGTCTCCATTCATCTATAAATTTCTTTTTATCAGTTTCCGCACTCTCTTTTTGCTTTTCTGCGCTTTCGATATCCACCGCAATAGAATTAGCCTGTCTTTTCAAAGACATTAGTTTTTCTTCTACTTCGTTGCATTCAGAAGCCACACCTCTTCTCTTTTCCATCAGAATCTCTGTTTCTTTATTGCTGATATCGCTTAAATCAAATTTCAGGTTCATCACTTGTTCTCTTTTAGCATTGATCTCTTTGCTTTTCTCAGTTCCACCAGCAAGTTTATCCTCTACTTTTTTCAAAGCAGTTTCTTTCGCAGCTTTTTCCACTTCAAGAGCACCGACATCTACTGTGACAAGCTGTTTCGATACTTCATCAATGCGTGCCGGGATCTCTGTCATTTTCTCTTTTAATGTATTCTTCGCTTTTGTATACTTTTTCAGAATATCGTCCGTGCTTGCGATTTTCAGCTCTGGAATAAGTTTTAAAAACTTTTCTCCGTACCCCTCTGCAATCTGAACATCTGAAGAATCTGCAACGAACTGCATCAAGATTTCTCTCTGTTCTTTCCACGGTAAAGAAGTAAATGCGATCGGATTTGTAGCAAGGTTGAAAATCTTTTCGTCAATCATGCCGGAAATAAACTCTTTAAAATCTTTTTCTGATTTCGGATAACCGTTGATTTCAAACTCATTAACATTTCCTTGAAACTCTGTTGTTCCTGTCCCTCTTTTCTTCACAAATTTTTGTTTTTGAACTTTTTTCAAGGTATATTCTTCTCCATCGACAGAAAGGATTGCTTCTACGCATATTTCCAGATTGTCAATCATCTTTCCGTCTTTATCTAATGTGCGAATATCAAACTTTGCACTTCCATGCGAATCTTTTCCGAACAACAACCATGTGAAAGCATCAAATACCGTTGTCTTTCCAGTTGCATTTGCGCCATATATTTTCGTTAATTCGCCGAATGAAATTAACTTGTTCACACATCCCTTAAAATTCTGGATGTGAATACTTTTTAATTTAATTATTTTCATACATCTTCTTTCCTTTCTACTTAATTTATTCACATTTTTTAATTGATTACATATGTACCGCCGCGCTTTTTTTGCTTTTCGCGCGCATACGCTTCGACTTCCGATCTGGTCATTGTCTTGCACTCTAATGCGTACGGATCTCCCCAGCGGATGATCCACAAAATAACTTCTTCTTTCATTTCATGAGGTGTTTCGCTGCTTCTCTCGCTATTTCTTGTGCTGATTTTTTTATTTCCTCTTCTATTTCTTCTTGCGTCATTGTGGATGTTTTAACTATTTTTTGCATTGACTTTTCTGCGTGTTTTTTTCCGTACTCTTCTTCGAGGATGTTTCTTATTCCTCTTAATATCATGACTGTTTCTGCTTCTAATAATATTAAATTTCCTTTTATTTCCACATTGCCTTTACTGCATTTAATCATCTTTACAAATTCCTTTCGTTAAAATGTTTTTTAGTTTTTGAATCTGATCTCCATCAAGTCCGCTAACATTAAATATTCTTGTGCTTTCTTTGTCTCTCCATGCGTTTCGCAGACCTTATCTCTGAACTGCGCAAGCGTTCCGTAGAAACATCCACAGCGTACGCCTACATCTCCATCTTTAAGCCGGAAGAATGTGGTTGTGCGATTACAAGATCCGAAACCGTGAGCATATGCATAATCCTTATCGCCGGAAACCCGTGCATCGCCGTAAATCCATGCATCGCCGGAAACCCGTGCATTGCCGGAAACCCATGCATCGCCGAAAACCTGTGCATCGCCGAAAACCCATGCATCGCCGAAAACCCATGCATCGCCGGAAACCCGTGCATTGCCGGAAACCCATGCATTGCCGAAAACCCGTGCATTGCCGGAAACCTGTGCATCGCCGGAAACCCATGCATTGCCCATATGACTCAGGTTTTCTTCTTTTTCTATGTATCCTCCCAAATCCCCGGCTTTTACATTGCCAAACTCAATTAACGCTTTAATGCGAAACAGTTTCACGCCGGAAATATCTACAATAAATTCGCTTGTTAGTTTAAACTTCTTCACTTTTCTCATCCTTTCTGTTACAATAATCTTGGTTGTTTAGTTATGCGTCCTAGAGGCTGCCGCCTCTTATGGGCGCTTTTTTGTTCTGTAAACGTCAAAGTCTTCTTGGTTGCCTACGCTTCCCCACGATGTGATCTGATCATTTTTTACAAGTACGACCGTATTTACATAATCCTGATCGTATTTCAGACACCAATCTTCGAGCAGATCCAAGATGCAGTTCATTTCTTCTTCAGCGTCTTTCTTTACCTCTCTGTCCATTTCTTTGTACATTTCTTTGTTCGCCTCCTTAAATCGGTCCTGCCTGCAAGATATAAATGATTACAGCCATGACAACAATGATGATCCATTGCGCGGTAATTATTATTTGTTCATCACTTATTTTATTTTTCTTTTTTTTCATTGCTTCAATAACCGGAGTGTTCGTTGTGTGCTCAAATTTAAGTACATCAATTTTGCACTTCGTCGGTTTTGTTTCCCGCATACTTTCTTTCACCCTTTCTTATTCTTCTAAACTTATCCACATTCTTAATATTTCCCGTTCTCTTATTAATAATTTTCAAATAAAAATCCGTTTCTTGGACAAGCGCCCAATTTTCAGCATTCAAGTGATGCGCGGATAAGCATTCCTTTTGCTGTCTCGTTAATTTCTTTGGCTGCTTCATATTTTCTTTTTACCTCTTTGCTTTCTCAATGTCTCTTCTTACCCGAAAAGCATTTGCATTTGACAACAGAACTGCCCTGTCCTCTTTCGGAAGAACTAATAATGTAGAAATAAATTCTTTGATTTCTTCCTGTTCTTCTTTTGGTATTGCCATTTCTAATACATCTCCTGCCATTTTTAACACCTCTTCTCTAAAGTATTTCCCTTTAAAAACTGATTCACGAAATATATCTGCCCTTTCCCAGTAACTTTCGTAGTTTTCGTAATTCTTACACTTCCGTCTGGATTCTGAACGTTGCTTTCCTTAATCTCAAACAGCCCTTGTTCTACATACCGTTGCATCGGCATATTTCTTGAGGAACCACTTTTAATAAGGAAGTTATTCTGTCTCATCCACTCGAATAATCGTTTCTGCCCGATTTGCACACCATTCTGACAAATCAACTTTGCCAAGTCTCCGATAAGAATTGATGTGTGGCTTGTGCTGACTGCATCTGCAAAGATTGTTTTCGGCTTGTCCTGTTCGATTTTCTGTTCAAGAGCCTTGTTATCTGTTTTTAACTGTTCAATAGTCTTATCTGCCATCTTCAATGCTCTTGCCATAATCTGCTCTGGTGTATTCCATGCTTTCTCAAGGTCAATGAAGTACTGCCTGCATTCTCTTCCTTTTTCAGTTCTACTCATAAGACAAATATGTTTCGCCATATCAATAGAAAGATTGTAGTCTTGAATTTCTTGTTCTCCGCCGTATTGATTGCCCTGTACCTTTAGGTACGCCCCTTCAAAATCTTCCCCTTCAACAAACCCTTTACTATTTGTTTCAAACCACGCACTAAAGCGTTTTCCTATATTTAGTTGTTCGTGTAAATCTCTTGCCGATACTGTCGGCTGTTCTTTATCAAAATTCACTTTGATAAGCTCGTTCATTTTCTATCGCCCCTTTCTGTGATATAATTTTCCCTGAAGGGAGGTGTTTCTCATGGATAGTGCTAAAAGCATTGTTAAAGAACTTCTTATTTGTGTAAATGAACATGATGTCAAACATATCAATGAACTTCTTTTAAAAGATACCGCTTATGCATTTGCTCTCGCAGAATGTATAAAAGAAGATTATGCAACTAGCATACATGTTTCCAAAACGGCAAATAACTCTTTTGTTTTTCAAGAACTAGAAAATTGTTCTTTAACATCCAAAGGCTTGAACTTTTTACAAAATTCTTGACCGCTAATAACATAATAGCGATAGCGTGTAGGAATACTTCGGGGGATTTCTTCTCCTCGCACGAGATAATCTCCCGAAAAAGCCTTTATACTTTCCTGTTCTTCAAATGGGAAAGAAATTTCAACACTTTTTTCCTCTGCGGAAAGTCGAAATATTATAGCATCTGAAATTCCTCCAAACTCTTTGAAAAATTCATCCAACTTTAAATAGGAAAACATAAAGGCTTCTAATACTTCTGAATTTTCTTTGAGATATTTAGCCATGTTTTCGCCTCCTTATCACACCTTGTGTGATTATAATATCACACTATTATGACTTCGTCAACACTTTTGTTTGACAGGGTGTGATTTTTTTGGTATTATCAAATCATAAGGAGGTGATATAATGAAAAATAGAATTTTAAAAATAAGAAAGGATTCTAAATTGAATCAAGAAGACTTCGGATTGAGATTGAATTTAACAAAAAATTACATTTCTCTTATAGAAACAGGAAATCGCATCCCGTCTGATAGAACTATTTCTGATATATGTAGGGAATTTAACGTCAATGAAGATTGGTTAAAAAATGGAACTGGAGATATGTATAAAGAAAAAGACGGTTCGTTTTCAGAATTGCTTGTAGAATTAGAAGACTCTGATGATGATTTTATTAAAAGTTTAATTACCGTATATATGGGATTGGACGAAGATAGCAAAAGTGCATTAAGAAAGATCGCCAAGGGTATGGCAGAAAAATATAAAAGCCGGGAGAATTAAATTTCTTCCGACTTTTTCTCTTTATACTTCTTATATCTAGCAAGAACATAAAAATAGATTTTCATTATGTAATCTTCACAATCAATCTCGTTAACCATCTTAATAATTTTCTCTTTGTACTCCACAGTAACCCTCCTTTTGCAAAAACACATCCGAAATTCCTTTTTTTATATTATCCAACAGGAATTGCTCAATTACAAGAATATTTAGAACATATGTTTTCTTTATATCCTGTATTTTTACATGTGGACGTTGTTTTAAAACAGTTGTCGTTTTTTGTCGACTTGAAAATTTGAATAATAACTTCAAAAATGTTAAAATGTTATCGGTTTTGGGAGTGAATTGCGGTTCACAAACACTCCCAAGCCAGAACTTGAAGCGCCCTGTTTAACAGGACAATTCATAGTTTACCATATAAAACAACCAAAAAGAATACTACGAGAGGTAAAGAAATGAACAAAAGTAACAAATCAATAACGGACAAAGGTTTTACACTAATGGATAATTTTCGTGAAAACATTAACTCTTATATTGGTAACATGACACTAAGCGAATTATCAGAGCGCGCCGGAATCCCATTTTCCACGCTACGAGGTATGCTGTACGAAAATAGTTCTGACTGTAACTTGTCGAATGCTGTAAAACTCGCCAAGGTATTCAGCATCAGTGTAGACGAACTATTCGGAGCGAACACAATGGAAGAACGTACAACAGATTGTTTGAATACTTGCAGAGAACTTCCGGAAAATTCGAGATATCTGATCAGTTGGTTTATACAACATCAAAAGACATTGAATAATAGGAAAGAAAACCATAAATCAGTAAGTATTATGAAGCCTAAGTATAAAAATGGTCATTTAGTTCCATCAAACGATTTTTTCTCGATTGATATTGATGATTTTTCCGACAATATTAAGGCAAAAGTATTTTTGGGAATCCAAGTTAATTGTGAAGATTTTATGCCCCATTATTCTCCGTATGATATCCTTTTGCTTGCGAACGACAGAAAACCATACGAAACAGAAAAGTGCGTTTTTCTTTATTACGGGAAAATGATGATCGGAATAAGAAAAGAAGAAGAGAATAGTGTTAAATATTATGGAATTCGCAATAGAAATGCCATTATAAACGAATCCGACATTGATGAGTTAATGGGATACATTGTCGAAACTACCACTGTTTAATATTATAGGCGGGGATGCCCCGCCTATTGATTATGCAACTTCAAAATAATGTCCGATCAAATCTATGATATCATTTTGCAATGCATTTCCTGAATCTCTTGTACATTTATACACAATCTCATTTTGAATATAATATTTATCTTTGTAACATTGCATGTTTTTTCTCCACGGAATAGGATCATCTTTTGTTCCACTGTGTTCCTCATCTACAATTTCGTACAAACTTTCTGTTCCAGTTCCGGGCGAATGCTGCTCTTGAATCGTGAGGTTATCTTGATTTACGGAATAGAGTTCGTTTTCGTAAACAAACCTAAATCCTCTTTTCACCGTTTGTCCAACGATTTCACTAAATGTAGGGTGTAGCGACTTATAACGAATCGCTTCATCATTTGTGAGATTATAAGTGTTAATTTCTTCTGGAATTCTCACCATCATAAGCTCCATCGCAAGATCATTTTTTGTGGGGATGTATGGAGTTTCAAAGATCTCCTGATATTCTTGAACCCTTAAAATATGTTTCGGAATCATTTCTCCGTCAGGTGCTTGACTTTCTTCAACTACCTTATATGAGGTGACGATTTCAAATCCTTCCTTGTATTCCAAATCATCGCCTGTTACGATCGGTAAATATCCACTGTTAAGATAATCATCTTTATCGGGGGAAATAATTTGTTTATCGCCAACGCGTAAAACAGATGGTGCATATATCAATATTCCGTCTTCTAATTTTCCAAAGTTCGTATTCATATTTTCTCCTTATTTTTTACAGCATATTCCACTTCAATTCCCGCATCTACGTCTCCACCATCTACCATGATGACTGTTGTTGGATAGTAGGTTTTTAAGTTTCGGACAGCGTCTTGTTCGGATTGTGGTAGGGGGACGAATTCGGGGTTCGTAGTTTCGTAAGCGATTTTTAACGGATTTTCTATGAGCCACGCCTTAAATTCATCGACTGTTGCGACGTTTTCGTTTGGTGCGCTAAAATATTTAACTCCGTCATTCCAGTTGCAACAGATTCCGTATTCTGCTTTGGTATATGATAATTGGACAGCCCTATATTTATCCACAAAAATATCTGAATTTCCGTTTCCATTCGCCACATTCTCGAATCGAATTGAAAAGTTTTGAACATTTCCCTGTTTATTTGCAATACTTATTTTGTTAGATTGTCCGTCAAATCTGTCAATAACAACCCCTGCATACAGCCACCCAATCTCTCCACCCTGCTCTACCAGTCTGTCCCACTTTGTGAGAGGGCGGTCGGATGTGAGAGTGAGGACTTGCTCTTTGCTCCAATTCTGCTCGGCGTTGGTAACTTTCACATCCACTTCATACTTCTGCTTCTCTTCATTCCATTTTCCAACATTCTTAATCTGTTGTGGATAGTCGTGTGATGGGGATGGTTTGCCGCCTGTGTAAGGTTCATAAGGGCTAGCAGTTTGCCCCTCGGTTATCATTAGTCTATATCTTGCATTACCGCCTACTTTTGACACAATTCCCGGACGTATATTCAAGTCATCTTCTTTTGGCACAAAAGTTTGGTTTTTGTGCCAAGCACTAACACTACCTGTGAAACCAAAAAATCCTGTAAAATCGTCCGGGTTGTCAACCGAAAGGTAATACGATTTTCCGGCTTCTATTGATGGGATTAATTCTTTTAATGTTTTCGGTGAAGTAGTGTTGTGAACTTTTTGCATAATAAATCCATCTTCATCAACAGAAAAACCAGAAATATTTTTTAACGCGCTTACATCAAACAACTGTTTTCCTGTTGTGCTGTCTTGATGTGAATTACCTAGTATACTAAATCGTTTAAAAGGAGCTTGTCCGCAATTTGTCAATATCACTTGCTTTATTCCTTTTGACGTTTCGTAGTTAAATTTGAAAGTCATAAAAGCTCTTCTTTTTAAAAATATCATGTAATATCAAACTCCTTCCAAAACATCGCATTTTGTTCAATCTGACAACAATATTTCTTGTTTGCCTGTGTGACGAATCCATCTAACGCGATTGTTGACGGTAGTATCACCTTAGTTGGCGTTGATCCACTTGTGAACCAAAATGGATAGATATTTACGGCATCAGGTAACTCTTCTTCAAGCGTTAAATTTAACTCTGTAACTTCTCCCCATACTGCTTGTACGTTCGGTTTTAACGCATATGTAGTTTCTTGAGGACGTTCTTCTTTTATGTTTGTACTGATCGGATTTTTCTGTAAATAATTTTTAATTGCTTCCTGAAGCTGCTCTGGTGAAATCTCGCCTCCGCTACTTCTAATTTTCTTTAGCAAAATTGCATATACTTCGTCTGCTCTCATAGTTGTACCTCATCAATTTACAATTTATACCATTGATCTGTTTCCTTATGGAATTTATAATAATCTCCGGTGTCAAGACATAACGCCGAACTTCCTGTGCCTACATAATGCGGAAGTTTTGATATATCACTCGATAATCCCTCATAGCTTCTGATATTCCCTCTCACATCCACACAAGCAAAACTGCCTAAATCCCATATCTCTTCTCCCGGCTGATACGTCTTTCCGTCCACAACCGTTATTGTTTGTGCTATCGCCATTTCTGTTCCTCCTACGCTATTTCAAAATATTGTCCAATGAGTGCCGATGGTTTAAAATACAATTTTTCTTTTTGACCATACATTGATTCTGGATTAAGAACTCCACCTCTCTTACACAAATAAACTAACTCATTTTCGATATAATACTTCCCGTATTCATATTCAAATCCACTTACGTTTACGCTATCTGGCACGGGAATAGGATCTGAATACGATCCTTCGTAACCTTCGACAAGCTGTGTCCACAATGTAGGTTCTGCCCCCGGAAAACGGTCCTTTTGTTTCTGGTGATTCTTATTCAGATTCCACAAGAACCCTCCAAAGTTTCTTCTTTTATCTTTTTGGTTTTGTACATCATATGCGTACCCGTCTGGATCATCTTCCCAATCTGCGTACAGCCCTTTTACTTCAACGGCTTGTGCGTCCGTATTAGTGAGAGAAGCGATTTTTGCCTGATCCACAACCGCTTTTTTACCGCTAATCACTTTTTCGATGTAACTTTGAGTGTTTGATACCTTTTCGTTATACTTTTCGAGATATTTTCCTGTTAATTCATCGCCGTACTCAACCGAATTAACCGCTTCCTTGCTCGTTAATCCATCAATATAATCCAACAAACACTGCGCATAACTTTCTTTTTCTAAACGCTTGATCTCTTGCTTTTTATACAAGTCAGTAATTTCTTCCTCATTCAATTCTCGTGACTGTCCGGTTGAATCTTTTAAAATAACTGACATTCCGCTTGAAATACTGTCTTCGTATGCGTTTCTAATGGCAATCATGTCAGATTCGTTGTAGCCAAACGCATAAGACGCTATCATAACATCTGACAATATTTCATTTTGTACTTTCATCTTAATTTCCGCTTTTTTACTTTCCTTTACCTCATCCAATGTAGGGTTGTAAGGTTTAGGATTAGGAGAAATTTCAGGCTCGACATATACACTTCCGTCGTTTGATAATTGATATCCGTTGTACTTTTTTGTAACAGAATCATTCCTGTAAATAGTTGTAAATTTTTGATAAAAAGTCCCGCCGATATCTATTGTGCATTCTTTATCAAGAAATAGATCAAACCCATTTTTATTTTCTATTACATCAGTTCCAAACTTAACCGTAACGATATTATTTGTCGGAATTACGGTTGCTTTGTGCGGAGTTTTTTCTCCTAAGAATCTTATATATGCCATATGTATTTCTCCTTTTTATTTGTTTGAATAATGCGTATTTGTTGGAGTTGCAACCTGAAACTGGAAAAGTCAAAAATCATGTTATCGAAGAAGATAGCAATGCTAATGGTAAATATCGCAAATGGAGCGACGGAACTCTTGAAATGTGGTTCAATTCTCCATTTACGTGCGCGATCGGAACAAAAGCTGGTAGCATTTACACAAGCGGACAATTTACATTAAACTTCCCGGTTGCATCAAAAACAAAATGTAATATCGTGCTCACAATAGGAGCTGGCGGCGCGATATGGGGCAAGGTGTACGGATCTGCAAATGACTACAAATCAAGCTTTTCATACCATTTGCTTGCTGCTACGGTATGGAATACAGCAAGTTTTGATTTATCCTATTACGCGCGTGGAACGTGGAAGTGATAAGCGTTATTTAATTTCCCACTCCGCATCGACAAACAGCTATCTTTTTATTGACGCTGAGTGGGAGTGTGCTTAATAACTTATCATTTTTTAGTGTACTTAATTGTGATGCATTTTTCCCAGTTTTGATTCCAACTAGAGTCAGAAAATAGTCGTATGCCGGCTGAATTAACCCAGACGCCTACATAGTTGTTTGAGCCGCTATAGTGCGGCAGTGGCAACGGATATACCTGTTCGCCGCCTTTGCTGCGGATGAAAGAATTTTGTTGATCGATCCACAGCGTATCCGCGATGCCTGTCAGGGACAATAATATCGTCAGTGTATTGCTCGGTGACACAGGATCAGTTGTGATGTATGTGCGACGATATATCTTTTTGCCGTCAACCCAAATCTCTCCGGTATCTATTTCAGATGCGGCAAACTTGTTTTGTGACTTATGTTTATCAGATAACTCTGACAAATATGCATTTAGCGCAGCTACAGCCTGCGCTCCTGCGATCATCCCCGGTGTTTTGTTCGCCACTATATCATCAAGATTGTCTATGATTTTATGTTTATCAGCGCAATCGTTTATAGCTTGGCATATTTCATTAATTTGTTTAGCCCCTAAACTACTCCCGAGTTGAGTATAATCTGTTACGTCTTCAAAAGAATAGCTTTCATCTTCATTTTGAGTGATTAAGTACCTTCTTTTTCCAACCATGCTTGAAGCTAATATATCATCTTTAAAATTAACAGGTAATTCTTGCTTTGCCATTATATTCTTACCTCCTTGAATCTTCCCAGAATAAATGGAATTTTTCTAAGACCCGCGGCTTGTCTTTCAATAATATCTTTCATTTTTTCACACGCTTTTTCCAATCTGTTAAGTTCATCGTATTTGATAAACATTCCATTCGGATAGAACGTCTTTTTGATTCCGATATCCTGTGTGAAAATTGATTGATTTATCTTTTCTATATTACCCTCAAACAAATTGAATTTCTCATAATCCCACAACTCCAAATAATCAACAATATCTTCTCCCATATTTTGAATCGAAAATTCTTTATTAACTTCATTTGCTTTTTCTTTTAAATATAGGATATTGTTTTTTATTCGGTTGTAATCTTCTAAATTCATTTTGTCTGTAGACGCCCAATTTGTTTTTGGTTTTATCCAATCTACCTCCATGACATTTCCACCTTTCTAGCTTTCATGTTTCCAGACCACGCTCCGTTAAAGGATATTTCATTTTGATAAGAGCGAATCAAAGCGTCTTCTCTTCCTTTTAGTTCCATGTAGAACAAATCATTCGCCTCCGTTCTTGGGTCTCCACGCCACGAGATTTCGTAGTCTATGTTTCCGAGATAATATTCCGCTATCCATTCTTCCAAATCTTTTGCGTGCTGAATTGTGCTTATAAGAGGGTTATTCCATGTGATTTCTTGACCGTTTACGTTGTGATTCACAATGTAGTTATTTTCTTCTGTAAGATACTCATATCCCTCAACCTTTACTTTTACATCTGTTTTTGCCTTTATATTAGTGATTCGCACTTTAATGTAAAAATCGCTTGAATCAACAATACTCACTTTTAACTCTGGATTTTCTGGAACTGATACTTTAAATCCGTATGACGGCCTGTTAAAGTAAATCGTATATTCAGAATCGCTTTCAAAAGAAACTGTTTCTTGGATAAGCTCTTCAATCGCTCCGGTGCTTTCCTTGTAATTTTCTCTAGTAATCACAATATTTTTTATTTTTTCATATCGTGTTCCGGTAGGATTTTTAATCAAATCCCTTACCCTGTCCAATCTATAATCCGTAACATCATTAATCAAAATATTATCTATGAATAATCTTGAATTTGAATATCCTTTTGTTACCTCAATTACCATTTTATTAAACTCAAGAAAAACATGATCTGTTAAAAAACTAATATCCGGTTTTTTTACAATAAACTCTTCTTTTAAGACTCCATTGTTATATGTTACTATTTTAAATTCTTCCGGTGCTGTGTTTCTAAAATTAATAATCAAGCCATACGCATCGAATGAAGATTCCAAGTTCACTGTGATTTTCGGGTTTTTTTGAAATATTCCATTTCCATCCGAAACAGAATCGCTTACATATCCAGTATTTAGGTAATTATTGTCTTTCGGTAAAAAATAAAGGCTTCCATCTACCGCGGAAAAGTCTTTACTTGCATTTGCGTAAGCATCTTTTTTACTCTCTTTCAAGATGTTGTCTATCTTACCAAAATTTGCAATATCATTTGTTTCGGCAATCATATTGGGAACAAATGATGAACGCAATATGATTTTATTTTTTCTATCTTCTCTCAATGCACATCTTCCGGCATTTGCAATAATCTGCAACGCTTCTGCATGACTTACAACTGGAAGTGGATTATACACAATTATCTTTTTTAAATATGGATCTATATAATATTCTCTTTCATCTGTAATTCCGGCGCTTTCCAAAACTTCTAAAGCCAAATCATATAAAGAGATTCCATCTTTTCTGTATTTACCGCCGTAAAAGTTATCACTCAACTGATAGAACCTGTCCGTTGATGTAAATACCGCTTCTGTATCATTCGCTGACCAAGAATTAAGATATGTTGTTGTTTCATTTAACCATTCTATATCCCCGTTTCCTGTCACATCATATCCGAAGGTAACTTTCACTTCCTGTCCTATTTCCATATACGCAATAGCGCTTTCTGGATTGTCTACGCTATAATACAAATCTTGGTTATCAACCTTGATAGAAACATCCATACTTGGAATACTTTCTGATATCGGAGAAACATATTCTTTCATGCTGCAACCCATCACTTTTTCATTTGTAAATGTATTTGCAATTCCAAATATCATGTTTCCAATTCTGAGTCTGCCTTTCCCATTCACCATAGTTTTTGGCTTTATCCAAAAATAATTCGTTCCGTCAAAAGAATCTTCGGTAACAAATTTTTCCGAACTATTTTTATAGATTCTAGTGGTCAAATTTGTCTCTATAGTAAATTCTGTCGGATAACAATGACCGAAATCTATTGTTATTCCTTTTATGTCTAATCCTGATTTATCTGTAAATTCTATTTTCGCACTTCCAAGAATTTCATTTGTGATGATTCCGTTGTTATAAATTTCTAATCCACTATCTTTTCGCGGCGGAAAATACATTGTCCCATCGACTTTTGAGAAATTTTGTTCACATGTTGCGTATATTTTATTTACATCGTAACCATCAAACGGTTTTTCTTTATTTGCCAGATACAATAATTCCGTGTTTGTTACTTTAGCATTGTTCTGTGCATCAGAATTTACAACTCCTATGCTTACTTTTACATATCCTCTATTCCGAAACGGAAGTTTCATTGATTCTATGTATTCTTTACTTGCCATTTGCATATACGATCACTCCAAACCGGCGTCAATCAAATTAAATGAAAGCGTCTCATCTTTTGTTACCATATGAGTTAGCCTATCTACAAATAACGGTTTTCCGCTCCTATCTCCGGGGTACATTATAATAGTGATCGGGTGTCCCGGATTCGCCATATCTTCAAACGTAACAGGAACGTAAAATGGTTTTATGGCATCTAACATCATCTTTCGAGTTTCCGGATTAAGACCAACCCACTCGAGATCGCTAAGTTTGTACAAATCCCTTCCAACTCTTTGACCAATAACTGCGTTGTTCCCATTCCTTCCACCGTTTACTGTCGTTGTTATTGTCCACGAAAACCCGCGTCTCGGCGGTGGAAAGTCATAACCATTTACGTTCAAAAACGATGATAATGCCATATTCAACCTCCTGTTTTTAAATAAGGAAAAGTGCCTACCGAAGTAGGCGCTTTTCCTTTTAAGTAAACGAATATCCATTCCTTGCACGTCTCGAATCTGTAATCGACACTAATTCTCTTCCGTCTACTACAATTCGTTTTCCATCTCTAACCGCTTGTATCAATTCTCTCAATAGATTTTCTTGCTCTCGATTCTCTGCGTTTGCACGAGAAAAACCTCTGTATGCCGCTTCTTCAATTCCTTTTTGAATATCCAAATTATTTGCAACCGCCGTTCTTCCATCAGAAAACTGTCCAACAAGTTCATTATGATTTGCCATAAATAAACCATCTTCCGGGAAGCCACCAACAGAATATTTCGGAATTAAATCTGCTAATGTAATTCTTCCTATTCCAGAAGCATATCCATGTCCTTTCCAGCCGTTTGACAAGCTTCCGTATCTAGCCAATGTATACCTAATAGATGCTAATATGTTTGACAATGGATCGTAAATATCCTTATCATATCCAGGATATGCGTACGTTCTAAAAGTCGGATCAATTACCTGCATCAATCCTTTGGAAGGTGTTCCTTTGATTGCATTTATATCCCATTTATTAATTGCTTTTGGGTTTCCACCGGATTCCGTCTGCATCTGATAAAGCAAAAGGTCTAAATTTGATTTTGAAAATTGACCTGTCATTTTCAATGCTTTAGTGGCAATGTTTCTCCATTGTTCAACTCCGGCTGATGGGTTATATTTTGGCTGTATTGAATCAAATATTCCGCTTACATACTGTACAATTCCGTCAAACGTCTTGTTTATAATTCCACCTGCCACGCTCGCCCACGGTTCAAATAAATTTGATATATTTGCAAACTTGCTTATTGCAACTTTTACAATTTCTCCCGGGTTTGTAAGATAATCCAACACATTCCCTGTAAAACTTTTTACCGAACTCCATGCGTTTTCAAAAAACTCACCTATTCCGCCTTTAAAATGTGGAGCGCCTGACATAAACGCCTTTGTTTGATTCGCGGGCATTATTTTTGTACCTTTTTCAAGCGGCAACATGACATTTCGCCCATCGGGTATAAACGGTTTTCCTGACGGCGGAATAATAAGCTCTTTGTAAGTTGATCCTGCTTGGTCATTCACGATTCCAAGTGTGTTTTGCGGAACTCCATCCGATCCTTTAGCGAACTTTATTCCATCCCACTCACTTACTCGTGTGTCTGATCCCACTTTTTTAAGCACCCAGTTCACACCTTTTATAACGCCATTCACAAGTGTTTTAATAGGCTTAAATGCGTTTTCTGCAATTTCTTTAAAGAAGTCTCCTAACCCCTTCCAAATGTTCTTTATGGCATCATATGCGTTTTTAAAAGCCGTTTTAAACCACGGACCCACATTTTTAAAAGGAGATTTAATGGCTTCCCATTTTTTTGAGAACCAAGATTCAATGAATGACCAAGCTTTTTTAATACCTTCATACCCTTTATCAAACTTTTCGCCAAACCATTCCGTTACAGGAGAAAATACTACTTTTATTCCTTCCCATAATCCTTCAAAAAATCCACTTCCGTTCTCCCAAGATTTTTTTGCTTCATCCCATCCTTTTCTGAATTGTTCGCCTATTGATGATGTTGTTTCTCCAACCCATTCCTTAATATTTCCTAATTGCAACATTAATCCAGAAAGACTCGTTGGGGGTAATGCAATGTCTCCGACTTTAACTTCGGCGTCTTCACTAAAGATTTTATCAACCAGTGATTGCAATGCACCTTTTGCAAAATCATTCGGAAGGTTCGCTATAGCTTTAACTAATGCCTTTCCGAATTTGTATAAGTTCCAAGCTAAGTCTCCCCACTCTATTCCGCATATAAAATCAACTATTTTTTGACCTATCGTTTCAAATGTTTTATCGTCTTGTAAAGTGTTTATAAATTCCGTTAAAGACTCTAAAATTCCGTTGGCGAAATTACTAAATGTATCCGCTGCGATTTCAGGATCCCAATTTTCAAAAAATCCTTTTATGCTCTTTGCTATAGATTCCCCTAAATTTTCCCAGTCAAACTCTACAGCGAACGCATTTGCAGATTGAAAAGCTGTATTGATTGAATTAGCAACAGTTTTCCCTAAATCATAAAAAAGTCTAGGTTTTATTAAACCATTCAAAAAATCCGCCAACCCTGTTCCGAAATTTTTTGCTTTTTCATACACGGAATCCCAGTTAATTTTTTCTAACGTGTTTGATAATGTGACGCTTATATATTCGCCTAACTGTTCTAAACTTTTAATGCTACTTTTATATGCGTCCAACATCTTATCGTTCGGCTTAAAGTTGGCAATTAAACCGCCCACTTCACCTGAACCAGCACCACCTGATCCGCCTGATGCACCAGCTCCAGCACTACCAGTAGTACCATTATCAGGCTCAACAATATTCAATTCATCAATTCCTAAAGTGTGAAGCTTCTTTGCATTTTTAGCAGCTTGTCCGAGATTGTCAGATAAATCTCCTGCGCTTCCAGCTGAATCCGCTAGATCTCCAGATACGTCTCCTAAATCGTCAGTTATTCCTCCGCCACTAATCTCAAATTCCCACCCGAAAATCTGACCAAGTGCGTTTAATACATTCTGTGTAAAATCAATGACTTTCGCCATGACTTTATTTAAAGTTTGTACAAATGGTTTAACCGCTGCGATAAAACCAGTTCCAATGACGGAAGCAAATTTCTTAATTTGCTCTTGCAAAATACGAATTTGGTTCGCCCATGTTCCTGCCGTGCGTGCAAAATCGCCCTGTGCTGATGTTGTATTGGCAAGCACGTATTGATAACGCAGCATCGTTTTTTCAGCTTGTGACATAGACTGAACATTTGCATCCAATCCATTTTTCATCGCCCACTCTGCAAGTGTTGCCTGTGTTAAATCCAAACCGTACGTACGAAGTGGTCTTGTTTCCCCTGTGAAGATAGCGGACAAATCTTCCGCAACATCTTTTTGACTGACATTGTAGAACGATGCCATATCCGCCGTTAATTGAGTCAATGTCAAGGATACATCTGCCATAGAGTCTGACAGTCCGACATATCCACCTGTTGCCTTATTCAAAAATGAATTTGCACTTTCAATGGAACTTGTATCAATTCCCATTGCAGACCCCATCGCTTGAAAACGGCTGGCATACTGTTTAAATGACAATTCAGACATTCCAAACTGTTTAATGGAGTTTTGTGCGTACTCTTCCACTTTGCTTGACATATCGCCAAATACAGTGTCTACAACGTTCTGTACTTCCACGAGATCAGATGCAATGGTTATGGAATCTCCTATTTTCCCAACAAACCGGAATAATAACCAATATGTTGCGTACATCTTTCCAAGTGCCGATGCAAGTCCTTTGGTTCCTCTGCTTGCCTTGTGTGTAGATTTTGTATAAGTATTTAAACCAATTCCTAATGCGTTGGCCGCACGTCCAGAAGATGCGCCTGTTCGAGCCAATTTTGCCAATGCATTTGTCATATCAATCAAGTTCTGGCTTACTTTAGGTGCTTTAGATAGTTCAGACATTAACTGTCGCATAGACTTAGCAAGCAAAGGTATGTTTTCAATCGCTTTTGTAGAGCTTTTATATCCAAGTTGCGCTATTCCCTTTGCTAAGTTTGCAACTTGCTCAGATGTTTTAGACACATTCACTGAGTTAAGACTTTGCAATCCTTTCCCAAAACCTACAATCGCGTTTGCCGCCTTTGAAATCTGTCCACTATCCAAATTTGATATTTTCTCAATTCCTTTTGCAAGTCTTGTATAGTCCGCTGTTCCAACATTTTTTAAACCTTGCATAGAACGGCTTAGTTTATCTACACCATTTGCTACCCCAGATAAACCGCTTCCGTTGATTTTCGTGAGAGATGTGTTTAATGTCCCTAGTTTTGTTATCAATGTGTCAATTGCATTATTCGCTTTTCCAGCTTGCGCCTGTAATTGTATTTCAAGGCTGTCTACTGTAGTTCCCATTTCACACATCCTTCCTATAACTTTTTTAGGTCAGTGACTATCTCCGTTCAATAGCCAGAAAAAAACAGTAGGTTTTGACACACTACTGTTTATTATGATTAATTTCAAAATTTGTTTTCAGCGCTTCAAGTTTTGCAACAAATAATTCCCTTTGTAATTGCAACTCTTTTTCGGATAACGGTTCATTATTCTTTTCCGCCATTTCCAAAATAGGACTTTCGAAATATTTTGCTTTTGATTTTCTTTTATTCATTCCAGCTAATACTTGATCCAGAACAACAGAAAAGGCTTTCATATTGTATTGCCCCATGAGCCAATTTTCGTAATCCCTATCACGTAACATCAATTTATATGCTTCTGCATATATTTCTAATTTCTTTGGGGTAAGGCGCAAAAAGCTTTCATGAGAAATTCCCATTCTTAACGCATTTTTAAAGTATTCTTCCCATATTATTTTGTGGAAGTCGATTTTTTCTTGTGATCCTGTGGTGTTTTCGGCACTTTTTTCACTTCTTCCTCGTCCTGCTTGTTCATCTCCGCAACCATCTCCGTCAGACCCGTCAAATCGAAAAAACCATCTTCTTCCATCGTTTCTTTTATTTCTTCATAAAGCCCTTTAAAGGACATTTTTTTCTCTTTCATGTACTGTTTCATCAGTTTTTTTGATTCATCAAAAGTCACATGATGATGTTCCAATAATCCGGCATAAAAAGCATCTTTACAAATATGTGGCATATCAGATATCAAATCTGCTGTTCCGTCAATCATTGCAGCAGCAATTTCTACTTTGCTATTTTTACCTTCTAAATCCAATCTTTTTCCAATATAAGACATCGACAAAGCATTAAACATCCTTTGCACAACTGCTTTATTTTCTGCCGCTTCAAAACTAAATTCTAACGTATACTGTTCATTCCCAATCTGAATTGTTTTCATATTTTTCCCTCCGATTAATCAGAGGGGGCAGTCCGAAGACTGCCCCGCTCATATTTTAATATGTTTCTTCAAGTTCTGTATAAGCCATTTCATCAGAAACGCTACTTAGACCGGCTTTTGTATCTAAGTAGCTTAAGCTCCCCCCACAACTTCAAAATCAACTTTTGTGTCCATTCCCTTAAACTCTTCAATAGTAAGGTTATTTTCCATTACGAGCAATTCGTTCTGACCAATCTCCGGCTGTGGGAGTGCTGTTGGTGGCTGTGCGATTACAAAGAATGATTCATCAAATCCCGGAATAATCGTCTGAAACCACATTCTTTTTTCACCTGTAAGCTTTGCGTATTCTTCGATAACCTTTTTCCATTCTTCTTTTGTTTCACTTGTGAAGTTTACACCGACAGGGAATGAACCTCCCGTATCTGCTGCCCCTCGGATATATCGTTTAACAGCATCTTCAACCGCAGACGCATCAATCTGCTCATTTTCAATCGTGATTCCACCAATTGAATTAATTCGATTAAGCTTTGTAAATTTAGCTGGTTTTTGTCCGGCAGTTGTTTCAACTCCATAACCAAATGTAATTCCTAATGTAGAAATTCCTGCAATCATATTTTTTCTCCTTTCCACCGCTAATTTTTTGCAGTAAGCGATCACTTTTTATGATCGGTCTTATAAAATATCGCCATCGGCTATCATTCGCCGAAAACGTGCTACTCTTCGATATGTACTGTCTGTGTTCTGAAATTCCGGTGTTGCAATCACTTGGAATCTCATGGTTTTCATAATGCGTACAACCTCATTCATTACTTCTTTTGCGTCATTCATTTTGGTATTTGTTGTTACCTCAATCTGAAAAGAAGACCAAACAGCATTGATCGTATCTCCTTGTAAGTCCTCTCCTGTTTCCATTCCCGGCATTTCGTGTATATACACAGTTGGGAATTTCGGAACAGTATCGGCTCTGTCAGAGTTTGTAAATTTTAAATTTGGATAACGGTCTTTCATTTTTTGAGAAAACTGCGTCTTTATCCGAGTGATAACTTGTGATTCCAACATATCTAGCATATTACCGCCCTCCAAATACCTTTTTTGCAATCTGCGGAATCTCTTGCATGAGTTCCAATGATGTTTCATACATAAACGGTCTTGACGGCATACCTTGCGTAAAATACCATTTTCCATCTTTCGGATAGAACCATCCGTATTTTCCGGGCGCAATCTCAAAAATTGTCTTTCCGGTGTTATAATTCCACTCCACGCCCTCCGGGAATGGATATGGGTAGCTACCTTCAAGTCCAAGCTGTCCAGTTCCGAACTCAACAAATGCGGCATGTCTCGAATCAGCCGTAATAAAAAAGATAACGGAATTTTTATCTCCGTTACCCTTTTTTTCATGTATGTTATTCAGAAGATCTCCTGTAAATATCGCGTCAAGTGTAGTAACCCTTGCTTTTGCAATCTCTACACCTCGTTTTGCTAATTCTTCTGTGAATATTTCACATTTCTTGTTAAGTGAGTCTTGATATTCTCTTAACTGCTTCTGCAACTCTTGAATACTGGAAGTTGAAAAAATATTCGCTTTTAACACTTTCTTTGCCATGCTACTTCACAATCCTTTTCAAAAGATACCTTGTAAAATTAAGACTTGGCTGAACACGTTTAATCGAGTAATCCGCCGACTTTCTGTCTACAATGGTATTTTGTTCGTCTATGTACCTAACTTTGCTTGTATGCCAAATTAGAGACGTTTCGTCAATAGGTATTCTATCTTTCTCCATAAGAAGAACAGCGTCATACTCACTGATATCAACTCCAAAAGACTTCGCTTCTGCTTCACCGCCAGACATTGCGATATTTCCTCGGAAATCTACTGGTTTTGAATAGCCGATTTCCATCTCTCCTGTTTCTACCGGAACTTTCTGACCATCGATCTCAATGTATATGATGTTTCCGTCTTCGTCTCTCTCATAAACTGGAACTTCTCCGACTTGTAACGCATACTTTAAATTCTGCTTGTTTTTTTCTAAAAGTCGCATACAGAGACCCTCCTTATTTTACGCGTAGCTTCTGCCCCGGATAAATTAAGTTCGGATTCTGAATACCGTTCAGATTTGCGATTGCCTGATAATTAGTACCGTATTTAGCAGCGATTCCAGAAAGCGTATCCCCAGACTGGACTGTGTAGTATACTGCACCGCCGCCGGAGGAACCATTAATCTTGTTTTGTACCTCATTGTACCGGTTTCCAAGCGCCGCCTTTCTTGTATCTCCATTTCCATATTTTCCCGCATAAACTTCTTTCACAAGTGTATCTACGGAGGCAGATGCAATATAGTTAATCATATTCTGCACCTCATTATACCGATTTCCTAGAGCATTTTTTCTAGCGTCTCCGTCTCCATATTTTCCCTGCATAACTCCAACAACAAGATCAAGCGTAGATCCAGATGGTGCTACTGCCGGCGGCGTCGGTTTTGTATCCCCTCCTGTAATTTCTGCTGGATAATCTCTATAACAATGATTCATATCCACGTTTCCGGAAATTCCCGGAACAGATCCGCCTGACGTATACTGCCAGATATCGTATGTTCCTTGATATGTGCAAACCGAATTATACTGTGCTACCCATTTTACAAACCGTTCCAACCCTACCAGGTAGTTTGTCCACCAGTTTGTATTCGCATAAACTCCGCACCAGTATCCAGCTTTTTCGATGATATCCCCGAAGATATTCGCTCTTTGAATTGCTCCATTTTCCGTTCCTGCCTGTTCCAAATCCAAATAAATTGGGTACGAAAGTTTATATCCGCTTACCATTCTAAGGACGTGTTCCGCTTCGCTTTTCGCCTGTGCGTCACTTGTCGCGTAGGAATAGATATAAACTCCGAACGGAATCCCAAGTCTTGTACATTCATCTGCATTTCTTTTCCATTGCTTATCGTCCTGACTTGCAATATTATCTCCATATCCGCATCGTAAGATTGCCCCATCTATATGTCCTTTTACCGCATCCCAGTTAATAGTTCCTTGATGTTCGCTTACATCAATTACTCTTAAATTTTCCATAATTTTCTCCTTTCTCCGGCATTTGCACCTGTACAAAAAAGAGGACGATTACTCATCCTCTAAATCATTCTTATTCACTCTGTAAAATCGTTTCCACAATTCTGCTACTTTTTCCCAACCGTACATTGCCACAAAAGCTACTAATAGGCCGGCTAGAATTGCTGCTAGAATCATGTACCACAGAATCGTTTGCTGTATATACTGCATATAAGCTATAAAAGCTGTAACCGTAAGACCGATTGACAATACAAAAACCAAAATATCGGTCGGAATTTTCTTCAATCCCGATACTCCTTTAAAAACTTGCGTAATTATTGAAACTGCGAAAGCGAAAATTCCAACAATTCCGATAACAAGTGTCATGTTTATAACAATCTGTTCCATTTAAAATCACTCCTTTACAAAAACGTTCCTTCGTCTGTGCATTTTTTATACGCTTTTTTGATATTGTCTATTGCAAGAGACGCCTTATTATTTTCAAAATCAGGATTGTCCTTGCAAAACCTCTCATATTTTGTAATATCTTCAAGTATCTGGTCAAAGTGTTCTTTTGTGTGCTTATCGTCATGCCGAACTTCATCATCAAATCTAAGAATTCTGTATCTCCAAGTAAGAGCCATTCCCTCATCATTTGATTTTTGCAATTTATCCATCTTTCTATCTAAATTGTCAATAGAATTTCCAAACTTTTTCTGTATACAAAGGCTTTGTTCATGCCATTTCGGATAATTTTCTGCTTGACTAATCACTTTTTTAATTCTTTCGTCGTACTCTTTTTCCTTTATAGCCTTTTCAGAAAAATATTTTTCCACTTTCTTATAGCATCCAAAAAGAAAAATTACTGCGCACAGCAAAATAGCCACATTTCCGATTGTTATATCACCGAAGGAATTTAAAAAATATTCCATTTCTTCTTTCTCCTTTCGGGAATTTTTATATAGCCGCCCACCACCGCCAAGTGCCATATCCCTGCACCATCACAGTAAACTCACCGCTATGGTACGCACAATCGTCTGCCACTTAACCCAGTAGCCGGGAGATGATTGGATCACCGTACCCTTTCTATAACACGTTCACAAAAGGAGTAACTTTTCCGAGAATTTTATCCCGGTCAATCCAACTCCTTGAAGTTCCGTTTTCAGAAGAGGAAATCTGAAATTCTCCTCCCTCTTGGTTGCAATCATACAAAGCCAAGTCTATGATGATACTGTCGAATTTCTTCATATCCTTTTCAATCATCTCCTCTGTGTAATTGTCTGGATAATTTCGGTAAAGACGCACATCTTGTTCTGATTGATAAAGAAGCTGTTCTAAGAACTTATCTTCTTGCTCGCATGAAACATTAGATTGTCTCAACCGAATTTTAAGTTGTTCTAATCTTGAGTACGCCATATTTTTTCACCTACAGTCCTAACTTATCAATAAGAAGTTTCTTAATATCCGAACCGTTCAAATACTCTGCACCGTCAATCCCATACTCGGTAGCAAGCTCCCGAAGTTCTTTTACGGGCATTTGATAAATCTCTGTTTTAGTAAACTTCTTCTCTCCATATTCTGGAATCTCTGGCGTATTCATAAAATCAGCCGAGGAATTGATTTCTTCCCCGGCTTTATACCAACGTCCACCTATCTTGATATTGTGTGTAGCAATCATGTAACCACTCCTTACGCAACCTTCATAACAACAACGCTGTCCATACCCTCAAAAGTAGGAAGTCCAATCATGGAAACTACACAATGTGTGTTAATTGGATGATTTGTGGTATATGAATATACTGAAATACCTGTTTCTACGAGAGAAAGATTTCCATCTGTCAAACTTCCACTTCTCTCTTCCGGTGTTCTACCAAATGTATAATCACCAAGATATACTCCGGCAGATTGAGCAGAAACAATGTTTGTTGGAATGAAATACTTTGTATTTCCTTCTTCATCAATGTATACTTTGTCGTATACTTCGATCTCAATTCCGTACTCTCTTAAGTAAGAAAGTACATCAGCCTGTCTCACTCTGATACCGCCATTGTATGCAGTGATTCCAAGTACCTGCTTCTTTGTATCTTCTGCTTTCAGAATCATTTCAAATGTCTCTGTATTCATGGAAAATCTTGTCAAAGAGTATCCGGTTTTCTTCGCAAAATCACGTCTTGCTTGAATCAAATCGTCAAGTGGCGTTGCAGTTGCCGAAGCATTCCACTTATCTTCATCGCCGGAAATCTCAACAAAGTGATCTTTCTTATGCGCCGCTCCACTATCTGTTGTATATTCAACAACATATTTCTTTCCTTCGATATTTACGGTTACTTTCGGAACACCATCTTCCGGTGCCAAAAGTTCCCAAATCTGACGTTCTGGTACAACCAAAGCGCCTTGAATCAGAGAAAAAGGCTTTTTAGCAATTTCTTGTAAAACCTGATTTGCCATGTTGGAATTTTCCGCAGACTGATAATTTGCATATTCCTGTTCTTCTTTCTCTGTTACCATGTAACTTTCACGGTAAAAAGGCATTTCATTCTGAATATCGGAAAATCCACCAACATCCCTTAATGGTGCTTGCGCGTCAAAATTTGATGCTTTCAAAGATACCGGGAGACCGTTCTTTCCTTTAATAAACTTCAAATCAAGGCTGTCCTGTTTCACCGTTCCAAACTTCATTCTTCCACTATACGGTCCCGTACCGAGCTTTGCCTTATAATCATTCCACAGGACTCCTAAAGCTCTAGCGGTAAACGCTTCTCTCAATGGTAATGCCATTTTTTATTCCTCCTTTTACTCCGAGATCGCCGGTGCGTCGTAAAATGTAACTCTCGGTGTTACTTTTCTAGCTGCATCTGCGATTGATAGTGATTCTACTTTTTTCCAGTCGATTGTTCCTTGATAAACATATGTTCCGGGTGCATCTCCCTGTGTTACGTCAACATCATGCAGAAGATAGCCAAGGCAACTGTTATCATTTGCCGGAAATGGCGTTCCAGCCGGAACAATTTTCAAACCGTTTTCATCCGGTGAAGATTTCATTGTCTGAGGAACAACACACGCTGCGCCCTCATAAGGGAAAAACTTCAAAATACCTTTATTTTGTCCATACTCATGTACGATAGGCTTTCCCATAGTCTTTTAACCTCCTATTTCAAAACGTAATAATCTTTCATGGACTGTTCGTCCGCTTTGTTTCCAAAAGAGATGCTTTCCGCATTCTTCACATCTTCCGGCTTATCATCGCCTGGATTACCGCCAGTTCCACCGCCTGGATTCGGAGTACCTTTTAATAGCTCTTGTTCTTTCGCTGTGGCTGCTGCGGTTTCTTTATCGGAAATAATCTGTGCGATAGAGTCAATCGCTTTCTTAGCAGCTTCTAAATCTGTCTGAAATCCTGCGAGCACGCTTTCTGCCTGTTCTCCTGTTAATCCTTTTTCAGCTGCATACGCACGAATATCTTTCTGCACATTTTCTTTCTGAAGCTGTGCAATCTGATTTCTCAATGTTTCCAATTCTCCGCCATCATCATGAGATGGTGTTGTCTCCAGTGTCGGAGTTGGCTGTGGTTGCGGTGTAGGCGTTGGCTGTGGTGACGGCTGTGGTTGTGGATTCGGTCGATTGCTGTGAAACTGATTCAGATAATTTGTTACCTGTGCATCACTCGGCTCTTCAATTCCTAAAGCCACTAAGTTTTGTCTTGCTTCTTCTCTTGTCATTTTGATTACCTCCGTGATCTACATTTGTTTTCGCTGTTCTATCAGCTTGGATTTTTTGCTTTTGTTATTTGACGCATAACTGCAAATTTATAAAATAAAAAAGTAGCCGATTACTGTTCGACTACTTTTTTATTAACTGGTTCTTCTATTTTTTCTTGTTTCTCTATTTTGTCTGGATAAAGGCTTTCCATCCGGTTTTTACTTTCGATTGCAACTTGTTCTGGATCGCTAAACATGTCAATGACCTTGATTGCACGTTTATAATGAATTCCGCAGTTCAACAAAATCTGTAAAACTTCCGCTTTTACCATCATATTGTCTAACTTGTTGTGGTTAATATGAATTTCTACGTCGCTCGGCACAAGCGTAAAACCTTTTGAAATTCTCAGTCGGTTCAGGATAATCTTAATAGACATATTCTCCGACTTTTTCAAGATAGGCTCATTAATTGCTGTCCGAAGTCCGGCATCATAATGTCCGTTGCGTAGATTGACTGCGCCTTGGGTATCTCCACCAGAATTTATACTTGCTCGGTTTGCCAACCCTTGAATATCAAGAAAACGCTCAAATAAATCATTAAATACAACTTGCCCCTCTGTCTGATTCAGTTCCGTTGTCATTACATCAACGTCCGCTTTGTTTTCCATTCCATTGTTAGACTTCACAACAAGCGCACCTTCTTGTCTCATGCTCAAGAAGCTATCTCTATCTACTTCGCAGTTTACGAATTTCACCCACGAAGAGACAAATTGCTCAATTCCATTGATTCTGTCAGAAGAAAGTGTGTTGATTGCGTCTGTAATGGCAATAGTCATTTCAATATCAGAAAGCCTACGGGAATTATTCGGATATTCAATAACCGGAATTGCTCCATTTCCATTTACCCCGAATCTTCTCAATTTCCCTTCTGAAATTTCAAACCACTGACCGTTCGTATAGCAAAAATAAAACTCCTGACCATTTTCATCTTCTCGAATCTGGCATGAAAAAGCCGGTTTATTATTCGGAAA